TAAATATACACGTCATATTAAAAGTAAATTCTCTTGTAATTTGGTTAGTAGTTATAGATTTATTCAGAATAAATACATTAGAAGTTTCATAGTTTTTTATATTTTTAGGGTCTTTATATAAAAATACATTATTATCATAATTTAATAAAGGTTCTATATCATATAAAGAACCTTCGTCAACATAAAAATTTACTTTATAGTCTGGTAGAAAAGTATCTTCGTCTGTCTTGTATGGCAATGTCGATAATGTATAATTATTATTTGAAGTAATATTATTAGTTTTATCATTATAATAAAAATCAATTAATATATTGGAATGTATAGAACTATATGATATATTCTTAGCAATATAAGATTTTTTATAATGAACATTTTTTGCGTCTATTGGATAACCATTAATATCTATATTAATAACATTATCATTTAGAGTAGTATATTTATATTCTGTTGATTTATATGTTTTATTAATATTATCCCAGTTAGAATTAACAGTATAAACTAAATTAAAATTACAAGTATTAGTTTCTGCGCTAGTAAAAATTTTATCTTCTGTGTATCTTTGATTAATTAACAATGGAAGTTCATCCATTTCACTATTAATGACAACAGTTTGTTTAGGATCTTTTTCATTAAAACCATATCTTGCACCTTTTCGCATATTATTATTTTCATTATAAGGGGCTATTGTAAAAATATTTGTAGTCAATCCGTCTCTATCTCTTAATTGATTAACAGTAGAAGGAATATCATCAATATCAATTGAAAATTTATATTTATTTGTATAATTCCCTGATGATAATATAGTATATTTATTGCGACTTCCAGAAGTATTAACCATATTTATTTTGACCGGTTTTTCAATATTTGTTATTTGAATACCGCATTTATTATTATCATCTATATGTAAAGTAATATTACTATCGTATTCATTTACTCCATATCCTAAATGCATATATGATGTTTTTGAAAAAGAATTATTATTAAACTCAATAAATGGATAATATTCTTCTTTTGAATAATAACTAAATGTTAATTTTGTATTATTAACATGTTGTGTATCGTTTGAAACATTAAATTTAATCATATTATTAATATTAGTTGCTTTTCTAGAATCATATGCTGTTGTAAATTCATTTTTTTTATAAATTCCTAATTCAATAGATGAATTCACCTCCACAGGTGAATTTAAAATATTTGGATATGTAATAAACTTAGCAGTAGAAAATTCATGATTATTTTGCTTAACAACAAATGGAATATTATTATTAACTGTTGAATCTACTATAATTGATTCAATTGGTTTAAAAATAATATTCTTTCCAGAATATTCTATATCATCGTGATCAATAAAGTTTTTATAAATAATATTAGATGTTGACACAACATTTACATAGTATTCTAATTCGCTTAATTTTTCTAATTTTTTAAGACGAAAATTAAAGTTATTACTATTATTATCTATAATATTAATATTACCATATACATCTAAGTCTCCATAAATTGACACAGCAGATATTGAAGATTTTTTCATAAATTCATAAGATACATCCGGATTATTAAATTCAATATGATAATTTGAATTAATATTATTATAATACATAGTCATTCCATATGTCGTTGGTGTTATAGTTTTATCCGTGTATCCAAATTGTAAAGGTCCAACTCTTTTAATATTGAGCAAATCATGTTTATGATTTCTATATATGAACCATTTTTCTAAATTTCTATCATCATCTAGATCTCTATCATATTCGCATATATCAATACCACTGAAATTAGCATTATTATTAAGACCTCCCCCCTTTAACCCTCTATATATTCTTATAATTGAATAATTATGGTCGTCTGTGGATATATTGCGTATTTGTAAAGGTACTTTCAAATCTTCTTCATTCCACCCAAGTGCTATTTTTTGATTTGTAAAAAATCCATCAGTATTCTTAGTTATTCTTAAAGTTTCAATAAGTGAATCATTTTGGTAATATAAATCTGCGTTAATCCCCTGTTTAACATTCAAACCTTTCATTTTTGACGAAAGCATAGACGCAGAACTATCGTAATTAATACAATATTTATAAGTTTCTTCATTAAATAAATTAAAATAATTCTTATTATTATCATAAATAAAACTTGATATTTTACTGATAATATTATATTTTGATATGTAATATTCAGTTGCACACATTTTTCCCACAATATCTAAACGTAAATCTTGGCGAGGAATATTGATATTTATTCCGACACCCTTATTTGTAATAGATAGAGACGGAGGACTATTTTTAAAATTTGGGTTATATATGTCCCTTTGCAATTTTGTTATATCATAAGAAGGATAAAAATATATATTATTTTCTTTACCATTTACAACATTTGTATTAATAATTAAACTATTATCATAAAAATCAACATATGATATTCTTCCAATATTTGCGACAAATTTATCAGGCATAGTATTGTCTTGTAAAATTATTTCAAATTTTCTATTATTTTGAACTTCTTCAAACACATTAACAGGAGTATTATTTTTATAAACATTTACTATACCTGGAAAATCACCTTCGCTAGGGCCTATACTTAATCTTTTTGGAAAACTTATATTACTATTAGCATCGATATTTACTATTGCTGGATTAAAAAATGTATAAAAATAGTTGGACCCGCCATTCTTTTCTGGATTTATACGATACCCATCTACCTCTAAAAAATTAGTAATCTTTAATTTATTAATCTCTAATAATTTTTCAGGATTAAAGTTAACTGTGCCTGTAAAATTAGCGTTGGTATTTATAGTAATATTTTCAGAATTTATATTCTTTGAATCTAATGTTTTTGAACTAATATTACTTGTAGTTAATAAATTAATTACATTAACATTATTATTAAATATATATTCATCGCCAAAAAATGTACCTCTTTTTATTACTGATGGATTAATATTGGTAAGTCCTTCCGCACGTATATATATATCGTCTATATTATTGTATTGTTTTTTAAAATGATCATATATTATTACATCTTCAAACTTAGATGCTCCTTTAACAACTAAACGGGGTTTTTTAACAATTTCCTCATTGACTCTTGAATATATACCATTTATTAAACTTTTTTTAAAATATGTTATAGTTTCACTCTTATCTATTCCAATACAAACATTCGCATTTTCGTCAATTGTCATTGCGGCATAGTCTGTGTCATTTACATATCTAGGTAAAGCAATCTTTTTATTATCATATAGCAAATTCATTTCACTAGGTGTTTTGCTAACATGAAATTCTAATGGCATCCCCCTAGTTGTTGAAATTACCGCAGGGGATTTTGAATTTGCACCGATTATGCCAATTGATAATTTTGACAGATTAGAATCAATTGTGGTACCTGCTATACTTGTAGATTTTGTATCATTTCTAATTGCTAATTGAATAGAATTAAAATCATTATTAGTTGCTGTATTAATATTTAAAGCATGTTTATTATAATTCGTATCTACAAATGCTCCTAATGTTAAATTATCCTGCGTATAAACGTTATTAATAGGAAACTGAATATCATTAATATCATTTTTATATAAAGCAATACCAGCTTTGAATGGATGCGTTTGTTTATGATATTCCACAGCATTTATTAAATCAAGTACGAGATTACTAGTTAATGAACCTTCAATAGTTATATTACTGAATTGAATACCATTCGCGCGAATTATACCATCGCAGTGTATATTTTTACTAACATAAAGTGATGTATTCGCATCACTTTGATTGTAAATATTGCGGCTAGTATTAATAGAAACACCGCGACTATTAACATACATATTCCGAATGCCTTCATAAGTATTACTAGTGTAATTTGCCGACCCTTTGCCATCTCCAACAACTAAATATTCCGTATCACTCAAATTCAATTTTTCAATTTCAATATAGTCGTCTATTCCTGTATTAATACCAATTCCAAGCGAATCAACTTTAATAATTGGTTCGGTTCCTTGAATAACTAAATTAGTCATTATACTATATATAATTCTATTTTATTCTATTTAAAAGAAATAAACAATTAATATTTATATAATAAAATGATATAATGAAAAATTGATATTAATTATATACTTATAATATTTATATAATATGAAACGCATTCAAGGAATACATAATAAAACACAAGATATTGAAATTATTAATCAACCATATAATAATAAGAATATTCTCCTTCAAAATGTAGACTTACAAGAAATATTCAATAATAATGGATTGAATAATATTAAATTTAAAAATATTGATTTATATCGCGTAGCATTTGTTCATAAATCATATTGTACTATGAAAAATATTGATTTTGATAAAAGTAATATTAACTGTCCGGCAGATAGTTTACCACTCCAAGATATGTCTTATGAACGTCTAGAATTTCTTGGTGATTCTCTTATAGGTATGATAGTTGCTAATTATTTATATAATAGGTTTCCTGATCAAAATGAAGGTTTCTTATCAAAAATAAGAACAAAAATAGTGAATGGCCGGATGTTAGGATATTTATCGGATAAAATTGGTTTTCCGAAGTTTGCCATAATATCAAAGCAAGTTGAGGAAACAGGTGGCCGAAATAATTTTAAAATTATGGAAGATATTTTTGAAGCATTCATAGGTGCGTTATTTCTAGATTTTCAAACAGAGAATGATAAGGTTCAACTTCCAAATAATATTAATATATCCCCTTTTACAGGCGCAGGTTATTTCATAGTAGAAAGTTTTATTATTTATATAATTGAGAATTATATTGACTTCTGTGAATTAATTAGATTAAAGAATAATTACAAAGATATGTTAGTATCTTATATGACGCATAATCTCCAAGATATACCAAAATTTTACGAAGTCAAGATAACAATTAAAGATAATATCCGCATTTTTACATATTGTATAAAAGATAGAAATAATTCTATTATTGCTACATCAACAGGAACTAATAAAAAGGAAGCAGAAAATAATACAGCAAAAGAAGCATTAATATATTACAATGTAGATATTTGCGAATATAATTCAAATATATAAAGATATTATATAATCAAAATATAATATTTATAATAATTTAATGGATAAATTAAATATTACACATCTTGTTTTATCAGGAGGTGGTATGAAAGGTGTAATATTTATAGGAGCGCTAAGATATATGTATATTGAAAATTTACATAAGAATATTACACATATAGCAGCAAATTCAATAGGTTCTTTTGTAGCATTATTTATTACATTTAAACTTACAATAGAAGAAATAGAAAAAATAATTTATGATTCAAAAGATGATAATAATTTATGCTATATACCAACTAAAAATTATTACAAGATTATATCAGAACTAGGTTTATGTTCTATCACATATTTTATGGAACATTTGAAAAAATTATTACGCATTAAATATCCAGACATGAAAGATATGACTTTTAAAGAAGTATCAAAAAGGTTTGGAATAAATTTATATTTTTCAACAACAAATATAAATAGATGTGAAAATCGTATTTTCTCTATTGATGATACACCTGATATTTCTGTATTTACTGCTTGTGAAGCATCTATGTCTATACCATTAATATTTAATCCAATTTTTATTGAAGGTGAATATTATTATGATGGTGCGTTTACAAATAATTTTCCTATTAAAATTTTTTCACATGTTTCAAAAGAACATATTATTGGTATGGTTATATATAAAGAAAAAAATAACTACGAACCTTCTAATAAAAAAATAAATATTTTTTTCATATTAAGACAAATATGTAGAATGTTTGAAATATTACGAATTAGTCAAGTAACAGGAAATGAAATAAAGTTAGAAGATAAGGATTATTATTTTATGCCAAAAGATATTAAAATGTTACATTCAATGAATATAAATGTTAATAGGAAGGGTGTTAAAATTGATTTATCAACAGAACAAATTAATGAGATGATATTATATGGATTTACTAGTATGGCAGAGTATATTGAGAAAAGAAAAGAATTATTATATAATAAAAATAAAGCAAGATTAGGAGATAATTCAGAATTATTTGATTGAATTTAGATAACATAAATATACAAATTAGTGTTAAAATTTAGGTTGTTATGAATACTAATATATTAGTTAAGGCATTTTCTTCTTAGAAGGCATTTTCTTCTTAGAAGGCATTTTCTTAGAAAGCATTTTCTTAGAAGGCATTTTCTTCTTAGAAGGCATTTTCTTCTTAGAAGGCATTTTCTTCTTAGAAGGTATTTTCTTCTTAGAAGGCATTTTTTTCTTAGAAGGCGAAGCTCCAACAAAAGTCATAGTGCTTCTATTTACGGTATTATGAGAACTTTGTTTAGATAATGATTTAGGAGATGATGATTTAACGGATGATGATTTAGGAGACGATGGAGGAGGAGAAGGAATAGGATATGATTGATGTGATGAAGGTAAAGGAATTTGTGAAACTTTTTTAGGTTTTAGTAAAACAGGCGCATATGGAACAAAAGCTTTATTTAATTGGGGATTTACATCATAATATCTACTAAAATCATCATTTATAGTATATCCAAGCTGACGACATTGATGGTGTAATAATTTATTATTTCGTAGTTGTATTAATGGTATATGTTGCATATATGGAGGACCATTAAGTATTTGTTGGCGTCCATAAAAATACCCATGAGGATTTCCATAAAAATTCCCACGAGGATTTCCATAAAAATTCCCACGAGGCTGTACATATGGGTTTGTATTAACTTGTGGTATATATAATTGTCTATTAACAACATTATTAGCTATTTTTGGCGGACTAATTGATTTTTTTTGTGCGGCAAAATCAAGTGCATTTCCTAAATGAATATCAGAACTTCTTATTTTTGTCTTATTCATTATATTATAATTATTATATTATATAATTATAAATTATATAATTATATAATATAATGAATACCGAACCATATATATTTCTTTTAGATTTAGATGGTACAATAATAGGTGATTGTAGTTATCAATGTGATATTTATAATATACAAGAAATAATTAAAAAAAATATATTATTAAAAAATAATAGTATTCATTCAGCAGACCTTACAAAATATAAATCATTATGCGATAAAATGCTTGACAATTGCTATAATTTACATTCTAAATTACTAAGACCAAACTTTGCAAGATTTATGTCAGAAATGAAAAAACTATATCCAAATAGTTTCTTCTTTATCTATACGGCATCGGAGAAAACATGGGCAAATAAAGAGATTTTAATTATAGAGAAGCAAAATAATATTAAGTTTAATAGACCAATATTTACAAGAGATAATTGTTTTAAAGATAATACTGGTAATATTAAGAAATCTGTAATAAAAATACTACCACAATTATTAAAATCAATAAAAATGCCAAAGACGCATTCAATACTTAATAATATATTGATTATAGATAATAATCCAACATTTGTAGATTATACTGATAATTTATTAATTTGTCCTACATATGATTATTTAAAGTTTCATAATCTATGGGAGAGTATACCTCATGAATATGCTAAAATATCTGAACTAAAGCATTTTGTATCAAGATTAATAATGAATAAAAAGCTATATATTAAAAATAATCCATCTAATACAATAATATTAGAAAAATTACATAAATGGTTATATAGAAAATACAAAAAAATTAATAAATATAACAGTAAATACGAGAATGATACCTTCTGGTTAAATCTTGCAACATTAATTAAACATCATAATATTAGTTCATTTAATAAAAAAACAGTCAATATGTTACATAAAAGTTTATAAGTAATATTATATAGAAAGTTAATACTATTATATAAATAAAACAAATATTTAATATATATTAAGTATATTATTTATATGATATATATTAGTTTTGATATTGGTATTAAAAATCTTGCTTTGTGTATTTTAAAAAAGACGGACGCTGAAATTAACATATTAGATTGGAGAATAATATCTCTTGCCGATAAAAAAAAAGATATTAAAGGTATTGATGATATATCTGAGAGAATATATATGGAACTTGATAATATTATAGGTTTTCTTAAAGAGAATGGAATAGATAATATTGATTATGTATTGATTGAAAATCAACCTTCAAACTTAAATGGTATAATGAAAACAATCCAATATATAATTTATTGCTATTTTAGTCTTTTGAAATATTGGGATAAAATTATAGATAATGTGGTACTAGTTAATGCTTCTCTTAAAACTAAAACACACGACTATAAACCTGATATACAGATTAAAATGGATGAAACACAAAAGACTAAAAATGTTAAAGGGTTTAGGCGTGATAAATATAAAATGAATAAGCAGACAAGCATAGAAATTTGTAAAAATTATATCAAAGACGATATATATCTATGTGATATATTTGATAATAATAAGAAAAAAGACGATTTATCAGATGCTTGTTTACAAGCTGTTTCTTATATTAGACAGAATGTAAGCGACGCACATAAAGTTAATTATAATAAATTAACATTTATGCGATGTATCAATAATTTAACATCTAATATATCAACTGAGTAATATTATTATTATATTATATATATATAGAAAGAATAGTATAATGACTGGTAGTTGCGGAATGAGTAATCAAGAAGGAGGAGCAAAAAAACGTAAATTAACACCTTATAATAAGTTTGTAAAAAAGATGTATAAAGAACTTCATAAAAAATATCCTAACGATTCAGCACCTCAAATTATGAAAAGAATTGGTATTGAATGGAAAAAAACAAAGAAATGATAAAATTAGTATTATAAATAATATATAATTATATACAATAGATATTTATCTAGTAGATGCTCGGGAAGCTGATGAAGATGAATTACGCGATTCTTCTCTTATTTTTTTTAATTGTTTTTTAAATGGGTCTGGTTCTGATTCTAACATTTTAACTTCACTATTATGAACATTGTATATTATTGAATTATTTAAATTATCTATATATGTATGATCTCTTAAATGTCCTTCAACCTTTTTATTTTTGCTATTAACTATATTTAATTTAAAATATTCAGTTAATTTATGTTTTAATTCATTAATTATTTTAGGGTCTAATTTTATATCCTTGTCAGGTATTATTTTAAATAATTTTTTATTTTTTTGTTTAAAATATATAGTACGGTTTTTAAATCCACCGCCATATGACATTCCAGCTTCATCATCCTCTTCCTCCGCTTCCCATGCGATTTCATAACTTTCATATTGTTGAGGCAAAATACAATTTAAAGCTAACCATTTTGCGAGATTTTTAGTTTTTTCTAATTGGTTTTTATAGTATTCTTCTTCATTAGAACCACTTTTCCACCAAGCAAACCCTTGTAATAGCTCTAATGTTCTATCAATCCACCATTGTGGCGGTGGGTTGTTCCATTTGCTAGGATGCTTAAAATTCTTTGCGAAAGAAGTCCATGACGCATCATCTGGTAATAAAAAGTTAGGAATATAATCCCAATCATCGCGGCTTATATAATAATTTTCTGGTGGTGCAGAATATCTATAAACTCCATTATATGGCAGAGGGTTTATTTCACGTTTTTTAACATCAGCACTATAATTATAAGGCACTTCGTATCCTAATGGATAAGTTAGACTATATGTTCTCATATAGATAATTAATCTACTTATGTAATTTCTTACAAATAATCGTAACCCTGTATCATACTTTTTCCAATAATTTTTTCCATTACTAGATACTACTCCTAAAAAATCTTGCTTTCGTATCCATATACCAATATACCATAGATGTGTAGATTTATCATGATATGTAAAATCAACTTTATGAGTTTGCCCTGTACTATCACCTGTCATATAATGTAAAAATACTTCTGGATATACTGATAATTCTAATATAACAACTAATTTTCTATAAAATTCTATTAAAGCATTAGGAGATGTACTATTACGATTATTAGCAACTCTTAATACTGCATCGCCAACATATGATAATAATAAATTAAGTTTGGTACAATTATTTATTTTATTTGTTCCATCTCTAAATTGCTTGAATAATTCCTCATATAATCCAATATTATAATTTAGTTTGTTATATTTATCAAACTCAATGTCAAACCCACCACTAGATATATCAGCTTTATATAAGTCATAAAGTTTTAAATGTGTCAGTCCTGGAATTTTTGATAAACAAACTGTTATATTTTTTTCTATATAATCAAAATATTCGCAAAAAAATATAATCCAATCTTGACTATTTATAGGAAATTTTATTTCATCTTCAATGTTCTTTGCAATTAAATTCTTGGATTGTTGAGATAGTGTTGTTGATAATTTATATCCATCTTCTCCTTTTTTCTTCTTATCAATTACTTCTTGTATTTTTTTTTCTACAAGGTCAGCAATTCGCGAACTTCTTCTTACAGACATCTTATAATCTATTATATTAGTAGATATTATTTAAAATATGGTTACAAAATATGTAAAACCCTCAAATAAAAATTATACTATATATACTATTTCTAATTGTAAATATTGTGATATGGCAAAAAAAAAGATTGAAAAAACATCTAAGTATGATAATATAAAATGCGATAAATTTATAGAAACATGTAGAGAACGTGATAAATTTTATAAATTTATGAAAGAATTAACAATAATACCTTATTATTATTTCCCTATGATATTTAAAAATGGCAAATTTATAGGAGGATTAAAAGAGCTATTAACACACAAAAAAGTTACAAAAGTATATAAATAATAAGTTTCAAATATTGAATAAGATATGATTGCTGTTGATGGAATTATTCTTGTACTAAGTTGTCAAAAATATTTACATACAAGATTAAAAAATATTAATTTAAAAGATGATTATAAAAAATGGAAAGTAATATATGTTATTGGAGATTTATTTTTAGATTGTGATTATAAACTTGTGGGAAACTTCATGACTATTAAGTGTGAAGATTCATATTTTCATTTATTAAAAAAATATGTGTTATCATTAAAATATCTTTATGAAATTTTTGATATTAAAGAAGGTGTTTTGCGGTCTGGTGATGATTTAATTTTTAATGAAAAATTACTAGAAACATTTTTAGAATCGCCTAAACAGGTAAAGATTAATAATGAATATAGAACATTAGATTATTATGGTAAGTCAGGAAATAACCAAAGTTTACTTTCAGAAGATATTTTGGTAGAGGAACTAAAAAAAGTGAAAGAAGATAATTGGCACGTTAATTATTATAGATTACATCCAGGAGATATTGATAATCCTCAACATAATCTTAAAGGAATAGATATTTCCAAATATACTTTGCGCCCACAAATGCCTATTAGTGCCGCTGGTATACTGTGTTATTTATCTAACAAATCATGTAAAATTTTAATTAATCATATGGATAATATTAATTACAATATTTTTCATTATGATGAATATACTTGCTCATATCCATATATTATTGAAGATTGTGGTATAGGATTTATTTTAATTTTAAATAAAATAAGTTTTATACATGGTGAATTCCTGTGGTTAAATGTTGAAGAATGCGATTGTGAATATGGCAAATCATTTATAGCTATTCATGGAAACAAAAATGAATAGCTATTTATATATTTATATATTTATATGTAAATGTATATAAGTAAATAAGTTAAATAATAACTATTAAATATAGTATATGATTGCTGTTGATGGAATTATTCTTGTAATAAGTTGTCAAAAACATTTAAATACAAGATTAAAAGAATTAAGATTACCAAAAGATGATTATGGAAAATGGAAAGTAATATATGTTATTGGAGACTTTTTTTTAGATTGCGATTATAAACTTGAAGGAAACTTACTGACTATTAAATGCGAAGATTCATATCTTCATTTACTTAAAAAATTGGCACTAGCTTTGAAATATATCTATGAAATATTTGATATTAAAGAGGGTGTACTGCGTGCAAATGATGACTTAATATTTAACGAAAAAATCTTAGAAACATTTTTAAAATCTCCAAAAAAAATAAAGATTAATGACACCGACGATGAGATTGATATTGATTATTTAGGTAAATGTTCATATGGGGGGCATTTAATAAATTATAATGTTTTACATGATACTTTAAAAAAAGGAATAAATTCTAATAGCTATCATTTAGTATATTATTATCAAACACATCAAGAAGATTTATACAATCCGCAACATAACTTGCAAGACGTTGACATTTGTAAATATTCTAGAAATCCTTACATCCCCGCAGTGATATTTGGTCCATTAATGTACCTTTCAAATAAATCCTGTAAAATATTAATTAATCATATGAGTAATATCAACTTTAATATATATCATTATGATGAGGATACAGATTCATATCCTTATACAATAGAAGATTGCGGAATATCATTTATTTTAATTTCTAATAATATTAATTGTTTACATAGTAAATATTGGCATGATAATGTAGATTTTGATATGAATGCTAATTTATTACAAAATCATAAAAAAAATAATATGTTGTATACTAATAATACAGAATATCTTGCAATACATACAAATATTTATAAGTAAATCATAAATATTTAATCATGTAAGTATCAATTAAATTATACCCTAAATTTTTATAGTATCCTCTTACGCCTGTTCCGCTAATTATAGCAATTTTTGTATAACCATTATTTAACGCAATTTCTTCTGCCTTAGCTACTAGTTGCTTTCCAAACCCTTTATGTTGCATGGACCCTTCTATATTATTTCCTACGCTATTTAAATTTGAATATACATGTAATTCTCTAATCAACGCGCAAGATTTAATGATATGTAATACATTACTATCTTCTTTATTCAAGCGTAGGCGCAAAAATCCTATTAAATAATTTTTATCGCAATTAGTATCAAAACTAATATGATACTCATCGCTATCAGATGCCATATATTTTTCAATGTTTATTTTTACATTCTCAATTAATACATTATTCCCTTTAATTTCACGACATCTAATACATTTGCAATCCCATTTATTTAGTTTCATATCATTTTGAAGTAGTTGCCTCATATTTACAAACTTTGTTGAATAACCACCTTCTATGTAATGACCTGGAATATCACGAATAATACGATTTAGTCGTTTATATTTTTGAACTTTTTTCTTAAAATCTTTAATGAGGTCATATAATAACATATCATCATATGGGACATAAGTACCTTCGTCAAACCATTTTTTTATTTTAGTATAAGGTACAATAGCTGTTGGATATATTTTATATTGATCTACTTGTATTCTTTGGTCGTATAAGATTTCGTCAAACATTATTCTATCAATATCATATGTTGACCCTGGTAAATTAGGCATTATGTGAATATCAACTTTAAAACAATTATTTTTAAGAAGCTTTATTGCTTCATAAGCACACTCTATTGTATGTCCTCTCATGATTTTTTTTAAAACATTATTATTTGTATGCTGAACACCTAATTGTATCCGTGTACAATTGTACCTGCGAAAATTAGCGATCTCAGCAATATTAATAGTATCAGGACGCGTTTCTAAGGTAAGTCCAATAATATGAATTTTTGATGTCTCATTTATTTCAATCTCTTCTTCTAATGTTTTCTTATTACGCTTTGGTTCATTATCAAAATAAATATTTGCGGAATAATATAATTCAGTTATAAAGCGTTCTTGATAATTTAATGGATATTCGCTCCATGTTCCTCCTAAAACAATAATTTCTAATTTATCTGGAATATGTCCCATATTAATAAGTGTTGATATACGTGAATTCATTTGCTTTATTGCATCAAAATCATTAGCATTTGCTCTCAATACAGCTGGTTCCGAATATAAATAACTTCTAGGTTGTGCTACCCAATTATTTCCTTCATGAGCTGGTTCATTAGGGCAATACGCACAATCATGTTTACATGAAAAACGTGCTGTTTTAATTTCACCATCTTCATTAATATATTGTGGATGCGCAGAAGTTAAAACAGTAATTACAAGAACGCCTGAATTTGATTTACATTTTTTTTTGGTTATAAGATTACGTAATTGTTGATTCTCTAAATTAAGATACTTATATATTTTAATAAACTCGGCATTTGAAATAGTATATTTATATTTTTTTTGAATATTCTTTTTGAATTTGTCAATATCATTGTTTGTTTTAAAATTTTCAATATTATTTTCAAATTCACTAGCTATTCTTTCCATTAATTCATTAAAAATATGATTTTCTTTGTATTCTTTATGATTATTACTATGAATATCTTCTATATCTGTTATTATTTTAGATGGTTCATCAATAGAAAATGAAAATATATTAGAAAGTGATTTAATAATATTCATATTATGTTATTAATTTAAATATAAGTTAAATCATTTTTTAATTAAATTTGTTCAGTTATATATTATATATAATAAAAAATTGATTATACAAGTTGATAACAATAGTCAAAGTAAGCACCTAACAAAGAAAGAATAAAGAAAGAACAAAAAGCATAAAAGAAGCAATAGTATGTTTAAATTTCCTTATCATCACGAAGAACCAAAAATTGTTTTTGATAAGATTTATGGAGAACATGATATTTATTATTATTCAATGCGTATTCTAAGCAATCATCTTACTAATTTAGAAAAATATCAAGGAATATATACAATTGACCTAGATAATGCGGACGATTATTGTAAATTAGAGATGAATATTAATGATAGAATTATTATTACTAAACATGAATTACCAAATGAAAATGTAGTATACAAGATAATTAGGAGCATCAAAAGTGAGCATTTCTTGAAATTTATTAAATCTTATTGTAGAAATAATAACATTTCTTACACTACTAATCTTAACTATATTGATACGAGAAAATTCTTAGCATATGCTTGTATTGAACTCATTAATATTTATAAAAATGATATGATTAATGGATGGATAGATAATAAATGGAAAAAAGTTGAAAGCCCGCAATGTAAATCTTATAATTTATAAATAACTATTAAAAATCCTTAGTTAAGTGAGTGAGACACAGCTAAGGATTAGTAGTAAAAATAATAGCATATATATTTATATATTTTTATATTTATCAAAAAGTCTTTGCATATTTCTTTCAAATTTTTTTTGTAAAATAGCATCGGTTGATGAAATAGCATCTCTTTTTAATAAAGACTCTCTTTTTGAAAAGACTTCTTTTTTTAATAAATACTCTTTTTTTGAAAGGTCATCTCTTTTTTGTATAAAACGTTTCTTTAATTTATTAAAATAATTTTTTAATAACATAAGCATTTTTCAATGATATATATTATTAATATTTGGCATCATTTTTTTATATAAATCTTTAATTATAATTAAATTGTGGTGAAATATCTTCATATATTACCATTTCGTCAGAAGGTATAAGCTTAATATTATATTCATTTGCCCAATTTTTAATAGTTTCAGTATTAAATAAATAATCATCATCGTTATATTCGTCAGAATATAAACTAATCATATTATATCTATACATTTTACTAATGTACGCAAACATTAATCTTTAATTGTTATAATAGCTTATATATTTATTTATATATTTATATATATATTTATATTTATATATTTAATGTTCTAGCATTTTTTCGTGGTCTTCCTACGCCTCTTAATATTTTAATGTCTGCGGCATCTTCAATAATAGATGTTATTTCTTCATCGCTTACAGATAAAGTTTCAATATTATTATCAGAATTATCTATTGAAATATTATTATGAACATTATTGATAATATTTTCAATATCAGATACTGGTTTACGTCTTAATTCTGTTATATTAGGAGATTGTCTATTTACATTATTAGATTGCGATGCCATAGTAGGTTGCATAGACATATTTGATACAGGTGAATTTAATGAACTAAATAAGCTACTAACCATATTAAATAAACCACCACTATTATCACTTACATTATTAGCATAAGTATTATTCATAGGAATATTTTGCGCTGATGAAGGAGGAGGATAATTATTACCACCTCCCATCATATATTGTTTTGCGGCTGCTTGTTGAAATTGCTTCATTAATTCAGGGTCAGATTTTAATACATTTTCAACATTTGGCATTGGTTGTTCTTTAAACATCCTACTTGTTAGATGAAACATAAAAGCACTTCCTGATAATGCTATAAATAATCTTACCTCAGGAGCCATTTTTTTACCGGTCGCCTTATATTTATAATGTAATTCTTCAAATATATCATCATAATCGTTAATATTCTCATTAACTTGCTCAGACCATCCATCTAATTTTATTGCGAAAGGGTCATATCTACTATTCATATATTCAGTTCCAGAAATAAAGGCCATTAACATTTTTTGCTGAAATCTTACACTTCCATCAAGCTCTTTTTCACGTATCAAGCGATTATATTCAGTTCGCATTTCCTCTAAGTCGGAATTCATATTAAATTTAAAAGGAATCTTAAACCCCTTTGCCTCTAACCTATCTAGTTGGTAAATAATCTCTCTTTTCTCATTCAATTCATTTAAAATAATTTCTTTTGCACTTAAATGTTTATGTTTAGATTTTCCTTTGCTATATTCTCCATCTTCATCATCATCATATTCTTCATCATCTTCTTCATCATCTTCACCATCGTCTTCATCATCATCTTCGCCATCATCTTCGTCGTCATCATCATCATCATCATCGTCATCCTTGTTATTTTTAGAATAACCATGATTTTTATTTGAAAAATTACTTACATTATTAGATTTCTTATTGTGAATACTGCTAGCTATACTGCTATTTTCACTCTCTTCATTATGTTTTGATTTTTTAGATACACTTTTATTTTTATATATATTTTTCATATTTTTCATATAAGCTGATTTGTCATAATCACCATTAACTGAACTGGCTCTTGATGAAGAACGAGATGATGAGCGAGATGACATAGAAATAACATCGTCACTAATCTTATTTCTATTAAATAATGTATTATCATTCATAAAATTATTTTGAGACACTCTATTTTGCTTATTTGGTATATTAAAACCCATCTGTTTATTACTAAACGTATCTCTACTCAATTCAATTAAATCATCATTTATATTATTAAGATTTAATGTTGTCATATTATATATTTAATTGAATATCAATTGTTTATATAATATTAATAATTTTTAATTGTATATAAATACGCACATATAATATATGCGACTATTTTATTGTAAGCACTTTTTAATCCATGTATTGAAAAATAACTTGCTAGATTTTTTATATTTTTCAGGATGAAATTGAACTCCTAATATATTTTTTTTATAATTATACGCAATCATTATTTTATTATTAATTTTTTTAATAATCTTAAAGTGTTTAGGAACCTTTACTATATAATCTGCGTGGATAAAATAATACTTATTTTTAGGAATATAAAATGGTTCTGTAATGCGAAAACTATTATTATATATCATATACCCGCACTTAGAAGATTTTATAAAAGAATGCCTTCCAAATTTATGAATTAAATATTGAAAACCATAACATATCGCTAATATTGGTATATTAGAATTTAAAATACTTTCATCTATATGTGAATACACCTTGTCTCCTACAAAATAATCTGAACCTGTTATTATAATACCTGCTATTTTCTTATTTTTTAAAGTGTTTTTAATACCACTTATATCATTCCATTTTTTGAATATTATTTTACATCCTTCTAATCCATATAAAAATCTTTTTTTAAAACGCCTATGAAATACTTGATCTTTATACATATTAATAATTAATATAATCATTTGATAATACTATACTATATACAATAGTATATTATACTATATCTAATAACATATAAAAGAATATTAATTAATATATAAAATATGAAAATTCTCTTTTTTGGTAGCAGAGGATGGATTGGAAAACAATTTGGAGATTATTTAAATAATAATGGAATAACATATATTAGCACAGATGTACGCGCTGATGATGAAAAAGCGGTTGAAGCAGAAATTAAATTATATTCACCAACACATATTATATCATTTATTGGAAGAACACACGGCGAAGAATATAATACTATTGATTATCTTGAACTACCAGGAAAACTGACTGATAATATTAGAGATAATTTGTATTCACCATTAATACTTTCAATCTTATGCGAAAAATATAATATTCACTATACATATTTGGGAACAGGTTGTATATTTAGTAGTGATGACCCAACAAAGACATATATAGATGATGATGAAAAACCAAACTTTTTTGGTTCATCATATTCAATTGTTAAAGGATTTACAGACAGACTTCAACATATGTATTCAAATAATACTCTTAACTTGCGCATTCGCATGCCAATAGTTAATTTTGAGCATCATAGAAATTTTCTTACTAAAATTTTTAAATATAAAAAAATTTGTTCTATGCCAAACTCTATGACAGTATTAGAAGATATGTTTCCAGTAATAATGGATATGATTATCAAAAATACTACTGGAACATTTAATCTTGTTAACAAAGGGCTCATCGAACATAATGATATATTAGAAATGTATAAAGAACATGTTGATACATCATTTACATGGGAAAATTTTAGCATAGAAGAGCAGGATGCTACATTATTGTCAAAACGCTCAAATATACAATTATCAACAGATAAGCTATATGCGCTATATCCTAATATTCCTGATATTAAAACGTCTGTTGAAAAATGTATTACTCAATATCATAAAATTGAATAAAATAATGAAAACCCAAAATATTTATATATTATATTAAATAGAATTAAGTAGATATAGATAAATGGCGACCTATACAAAATGCGGGAAAGTAAAAATAAATAATATGAATAAAATGATATATATGAAAGACACAAAATTATACGTAATATGTCATGGTAAAAAATTAAATATTGTTAAATATATTCATTCTCTTCTTCACAAGACTAAGTAATAATAAATAATAAATAATAAATACATTTTAGATTCTAATAAGTTTTTCAAACCTGCTAATGTATTCATCAATTGAACCATTATTAATCATAATTATATCATAAGGTATATTTGTATATTCTACCTCTGATATATGAGGTTCTTGCTCTTTTGTACGATGCTTAGAAGGTCTTATGACTCTAATAATCATTTTATCTTTGTGCGCTACGTTTGATAGATTGGCTAACATATCATATTCGTGAATAAAACGAAGGTCACTAATAACAAACTTCTTGCCTTCTTCCGCATTTTCTATATGATTTTTCAAAGTATTCGCAAAGAAGTTTCTCTTTATATTTGGCAATAATTCCTGTATTTTTTCTTGCATTACTTCAGTTCCAAAGAATTGTAGCGCTGCTCTTGGTGTAATTCCCCATCTTTCATCAATAATATCCTTTTTATCGGTCCCTTCATCTTCACCAATACCTACTTGGTCATCTTCAAAATTAAATAATTTTTTAACCACAAGTTTTAAAGGATCCGCAAAAGCCAATCTTTCATAATTATATTTTTTAACTAAATAATCAGCTAACACATCTTTTCCGCTTCTCTTGGCACCGCAAATAGCAATAATCTTTGGCATATTAGACATTATTATGTAAATGTTATAATTAATACTTTTATATATTATTTTTACATTATCATTTTTTTTATATAATTAAAAATAAAAATTGATATTTAAGAATTATTTATTAATTAAATACAACTAATAATGTTTTCTAATCATTGCTGGGATATTCTGGATATTTATTTCCAAAAGGGTGGTTCCCCTGAATCATCTAATCAACTTGTAAAGCATCAAATTGATAGTTATAATAAGTTTATAGACAATACATTGGGACAAATTATTGGTGGTTTTAATCCAATTAAGGTTAAAATTACAAATCAAAAACCAGAATTGCCTGATAATACTTATAATATATCTATAAATATCCTTCAACCTAGCATTGTGAAACCAAGTTATCAACTTCTAGATGGAACACAAAATATTATGACACCATATATTGCGCGCATGAATAATATGACATATTCAAGCGGTATATATGTGAACGTTCATATTTCCACAGAAATTACAAATAAGAATGGGATGACAGAAAAATTTGATAAAACAGTTAATGGTGTATATATTGGAAAAATTCCCATTATGGTTCGTTCAAAATTATGCGTTCTTAGCCAGATGCAAGGAATTTGTGAAGAGAATAAAAATGAATGTATATATGATTTTGGTGGCTATTTTATTGTAAATGGAAATGAAAAGGTTTTAATTTCACAAGACCGAATCAATGAAAACAAGGTTCTCGTTTTTCATCCTAATAATAATGCCGAAGGTTTATATGCTGAAATTCGCTCTATGTGCGATTCAACATATCTGCCACCTAAAACAACTTGCTTAAATATGAGCGGGAAATTAAATCATATGGGGCGTATCATTCGTATTAATACATCATTTATTAGGTCGGAGGTTCCTGTCTTTATAATATTTCGTGCTCTTGGGATTATTAGTGATAGAGAGATAATCAGTCATATCGTATATGATACAGACAAGGAGAAAAATCAACGTATTATTAATGAACTCATGGCATGTTGCGAAGATGCCTGTGATATTAATACGCAAGAACAAGCAGAAAATACTCTTATCAAGATTATGATTGGTGTTAATAAAAATAATGATCACGAAACAAATAAAAAGCAACTTCATAATAATCTTCTAAATGATTTTCTACCTCATGTAGGCAAGTCTTATAGACGCAAAGCTCTGTATGTTGGTTATATAATTCGTAAAATGATCCGCATATATTTAGGATATGATACATATGATAATCGTGATTCATATATTAATAAACGCGTAGATACACCAGGAGTATTAATGAGTAATTTGTTCAGACAATGTTATGGGAAAATGACCAAGGAGCTCAAGATCGCCATTGAGAAAGAACTTAATTTATGGCGCGGTAATGCGAATATTCCAATATCTAATATTATTTCTGATATAAGTATTCATAGATTTTTCAAACAATCTCTTCTAGAATCATGGATTAAATATTCGCTTTCTACCGGAAACTGGGGTATTAAAAGTATAGGTACCTTTCAAAATATTAAACAAGGTGTGTCACAAGTTCTTAATCGTATGTCTTATGCCAGTACATTATCGCATTTAAGACGCATTAATACTGCAATGGAAAAAAATGGAAAACTTGTTCAACCGCGTAAATTAGATAATTCGCAAATTGATATGATATGTCCAGCTGAAACACCAGAAGGTAGCTCAGTAGGTCTAGTTAAAAATATGGCTCTAAGTACGAATATATCTATTGCGATGAATAGCACACATGTTCGCAGAATTTTGGTAACATTAGGAGTTGTTATTTATGATGATACATATAATATGTCAAACAGTGAAAGATCACCTATTGAATATTTGAAAAATATGGGTAGTGAAGATAATGTATATATTATGGTTAATGGTGATATTATAGGTTATTATAATAATCCTGATAAGTTATATTTGACTTTGAAGCATTATAAACGTAGTGGTATTATAAGTCCAATGACTTCAATTGTGTGGAATATACAGAAGTCATGTATAATTATTAGCACAGAAGCAGGAAGAATGTACATACCTCTATATATTGTAGATATTGACCCTAAAACTAATAAGCGCGTATTACGAATTGAAAGAATATTAAAAAGGAAAAATATTAGTTGGAAAGAGTATATTGCTGATAAACATTTCAATTATTTTATAGTCCCAAATGAAGTATCTAAGAATCAAGATGACCCAGAAAGTTATCTAGACGAAGAAGGATTTATTGAATATATGGATTGTGAAGAAATAAATAACGCAATGATTGCAACTTTCCCAACAGACTTAGATGAAGGACTAAAAGGAACTGCTTTGCCTCCATTTTATACTCATTGCGAACTTCATCCTAGTTTAATGAATGGTATTTTAGGTGTCAATATTCCATTTAGCGACCATAATCAATCGCCTAGAAATTGCTATCAATGTGCTATGGGTAAACAGGCACTTGGAGTATATATGAGTAATTTTAACAAGCGTATAGATACTATGGGAAATATTTTGAATTATCCTCAAAAATCTCTTGTATATACTAAATTATCTAAATATACTATGGCTCATAAATTACCATCAGGTGTAAATGCTATCGTAGCTATTATGACGCATACCGGATTTAATCAGGAAGATAGTATAATGGTTAATCAATCGGCGCTTGATAGGGGTTTATTTACAAGCACATATTATAAAGCAATGCGAGATGTATGTAATAAAAATCATAGCACAGGAGAGGAAGAAATATTTACAAATCCTACAAATATTTCATCACAGAAACCATATTCCTATGAAAAATTAAATGAAGATGGGTTTGTATCTAAAAATACATATGTAAATGGGAGTGATGTTATTGTAGGCAAGGTTATGCCTAAGAAGGCAAATGGTGTAATTACATATCAAGATAGTAGTTTAACTATGAAAGCAAATGATGATGGATATATTGATATGAACTATAATGGTATTAATAGTGAAGGATATAAGTTTTGTAAAGTTCGTATTCGCAAGAATAGAAAACCAGAGATTGGTGATAAATGTGCTAGTTGTAGTGCTCAAAAAGGAACTATTGGTATGATATATAGACACCAAGATATGCCATTTACAAAAGACGGAATTGTTCCTGATATTATTATGAATCCGCACGCAATTCCTTCTCGTATGACAATTGCCCAATTAATGGAATCTATTATGGGAAAAGCATGTTGTAATATTGGAGCATTTGGAGATTCAACTCCCTATACTGATTGCTCAGTTGAAGGAATAACAAAGGTTCTTGAAATGTCTGGTATGGAAAAATATGGAAATGAAATATTATATAATGGGCGAACAGGAGAACAAATACATACTGATATATTTATTGGTCCAACATATTATCAAAGATTGAAGCATATGGTTTCTGATAAAATTCATTGTCTTACCGAAGACCATGAAGTATTAACAAGTGATGGCTGGAAGTTTATTAATAATATTACAACAGATGACAAAGTAGCAGTTCTCAAAGATGATAAACTCGTTTATGAAAATCCTATGGAAGTACACAAATACCCAGAATATTCTGGAACAATGTATAATATTAGTAATTCACAAATTGATTTAAATGTTACAAAAGAACACAAAATGTATGTAAAGCACGAAAATAATCAAGACTATATATTGGAGAAAGCTGTTAATATTATTGGGAAATTTGTAAGATATAAAAAAGATTGTGTATGGGATGCGCCGGACTTTCAGTTTGTCATTCCTTATAGCAATAAGCCCATTAATATGGAGGCGTGGTTGCGATTCTTTGGCTCATGGATTACAAGAGATTGTTGCGACAAGATTATGTTACAATTTGGTTCACATAATAATACAGATGATACTCAAAATATATTAAATTATTTATCTAATATCTATACGGATACATTGCGTATGCCTGAATGGGTTTGGAAGTTAAGTAGCAAACAAGTAAAAATACTGATGAAGTCAATGATAGAAACTAATATGGCATTAGGACATTCTAAATATGAAAATATGTTCTGTACTACTCATGAAAGCTTAGCAGATGATATGATGAGGTTATGTATTCACGCTGGTTGGAGTGGTATTAAAAGTATTTACAAGGAGAATATCTGGAAAATTACTATAATTAAAAATAAAAATAGACCTTATGCTAATGCGAATAATATTCACAGGGAGAAACAACATTGCGAACGCGTCTATAATTATAATGGACCTGTTTATTGTGTTAGTGTATCAACAGAAGTATTTATGGTTAGACGTAATGGCAAATCAGTATGGACTGGAAACTCACGAGGTTCTAATGGTCCGATTGTTATGCTAACAAGACAACCGAGCGAAGGACGCGCAAGGTCAGGTGGATTGCGATTAGGAGAAATGGAAAGGGATTGCTTTATTGCTCATGGAACATCTAATTTCCTTGCGGAGAGGATGCTTCATGTATCAGATAATTATAGGGTGTTTATTTGTAAAAAATGCGGTATGCATGCTAATGTTAATACTGAAAAAAGTATATATAGTTGTAAATATTGTAAAAATAATACTGATATCGCACAGGTTAGGATGCCATATGCGTTTAAATTATTGAATCAAGAATTATATACAATGAATATTATGATGAGATATGTTTGTAATTAAAATTATTATATAAAATAATAAACTTATATACATACATATATATATT